TGGAATCCCATGTCACCTCCGAGGCGGAGACTACACCGGTATCAGGCGACGAACCAGAGCACCCATGGGGTATTAGCCGCATCGGTCGGGGTCGTCGAGCTGCCGTCGCCAGCGTAGTCACCAGCGCGAAAGGATACGACCTGAGTCCGGTCGTTCGGAGCGAACGTGTACCCGGGATCTTCCGACGGCTCGACCGAGCCCACCCAGATGCCGCAGCCGTTTCCAGCGGCGTTGGCGCCAGCGGCAGCGAAACCAACCCCCCGCTTTTGGCTGCTCCGCAGCCACTCGCGCAGGTCTGCCGCGAATGAGTTGGGCGAGTCGACCGTCATCGAACCGGACAGGGTCGCCGAGCTGACCCGCATGTCGCTCATCCGGCTCCGAGTGCCCTGATCGGACACCGGCACCAGGTCGAGCTCGATGCTCACCGACCACTCTCGCACGGGGAATGCCGTGGCGGTCCCGCTGTACGGCGCAGAGTCGGAGCTATGATCGGCCGTGACCAGGACAGGGGCGACCCGCGTCCGCATGGCGGTAGAGCCAGCCGCGCCGATGAGCAGCGGCTCTGTGGGAGCGATGGTCGTACTCATCTGGTACTGGCCATCCCCGAATCGGACCGTGACCACGATGTCCACCGCGCCCGTCCCGCCAGCGGTGATGTCCACTTTCGCGACCCGCCCACCGACTGCCAAGATCGTATCGTACCCGTCCCGGGGAGCGTACTGAGCCGCCACACTGCCGCCCGAGGGCACAGCATCGGAGGCGATGTAGTACTGATGGCAGAGTCGGACCGTCGCAGTACCAGCAGCGGGGATGCCGTGCGGCTCGACCGTCGTGACCACGTTGAGCCCTGAGACGTCCGAAGCCTTGACGGCTCGCAGCGTTCCATCCGGCTGCGTGACGGCGACGATGTCTCCCGGGTAGATCACGCCAGCGCTCGGGACCGAAAACGTGTTGGGCGTGACGTAGGTGCCAGTGACTGCAGCCCCGGCGGTCTGCTGGATGAGGCCGAGCCCAGAGGCCAGCAGCACACCGAGACCCGTAGCTGAGGGCAGGCTCGCGCCCATACCACGCGCCTCCATCGAGAGCGGTACATCACCCGAGATGGAGCGCACCGGGCCACTGGCGTCGACAGCAGTGAGGACCCGCAGCGGCTGACGACCGCCAGCCAGCGTCACATCGGCTCGCTCGTCAGTGGGCATCTTCAGGCTGCCAGCTCCAGCCGCGAATGAATCCTGCGTAACCCGGAGGCTATACCAGGTCAGTGCCTGGAGAGCTGTCGTATCCAGGGCGCGGGCATCGGTCGGATCGACGCTGCCATAACTGGACTCCTCGGCGACCATCGTGGTCGCTCCATTGTTCATGCCGGTGCTCATGGTCTCTCCCACTCTGCCCGCAGGCGGATGTTGATGATGGTGCCGAGGATACCACCGTCGGCGGCTGGTACTTCCTGTCGCTCGACAGGAGGCAGGGCATACAGATTGGTTGCGTAGCTACCCCACGCCGAGGCAGGCATCAGGGCAGAGATGATAGTTGCGGCATCCTCGGCCATGATGGACGCCATCAGGTGTGGTGACCGATAGTCGCCTCTCGCATAGCAGACCCTCACGACCAGGTCGTGTGCAGGATAGTGCACGGTCAGCCCAACGTATCTGTCCTGCAGCACGGAGCCGATTGCGTCCACTCGGAACGCTCGGCTCCTGACTGCCGCGACATCTTCCAAGGGCATCCAGTCCTCGACCTGTACCGGCACAAACGTCCTAGACGGCTCGCTCGTCGGAGCCAGTCCCGAGATGACGCTGGTGATAGTCGAGATCACATCAGCGAGTGACACGGCTGGCGCTCCTCTCCATTACCTCGACGACTAGCGACGACGCCTCATCCTGGGCCATGGCCAGATTGCCGGGACTGAGGCCGATCCACTGACGCCGCTGATCGACCTCGGGGCCATAGACTCGTGGAGCTCCAGTCAGCCCAATCACCGCAGAGTAGCGGCTATGACGCAGCACCCGGAAAGAGCGGAACATGTCGCCGGAGAGCGTCAGGTCGACCAGCGTGCCAGATCGGCCTGACTTGGACACCAGGCCTCGACGGCTCTCCGACTTGTACTGACCATAGCCGTCAGCATAGTGGCGCCCGGTGATGGTCCAGCCTCGACCGATAGGCGCTCGACCATTCTTGATTAGACGTCGAGGATGACCGCGACCATAGGCAGGCGAGCCACCTTTCGGCGCCAGTCGACGCGCCGTTTCAGATCCGAAGCTGACCGTGATCGGCTGATCGGAGTAGGCCGAGAAGGGTGCATCACGCACATCGAGTCCCTCGACCTGGGAGCGATAGACGATGTCGCCACGGATGCGGACCGCGAGCTGCTGCATCGCTTGCTCATCCCAGACCCGCGTCGGAATGCTGCCGGTGGTCTTCACCTGGAGGCTCATCGAGGATCATCCATCCTAGGCCGGTGGACGATAGTCGGGAGCGGCTGTCGAGCGAACTCGACCAGATGCTGGTTCGTCACATGGGAGAGCGGAGAGACTGTGATCGATGATGCCTCTCCTGGCTGAATGATGTTGTCGTCATTGAGGTCGAGCAGTTCGAGGCGAGCAAAGCACCGAGCTACCTCTGCCTCGTATTCAGCGGCGACGGTCGTCCGCAGTTCTGGTCGGGGCTGGCCACGTCCGGCCATGTCGTCGAGCAGGACCAGCTGCGTTGCCAGGAGATGCGCTCGGCGGAACTGGGCCCCGGCGAGCTGATCCTCCCAGACTCCATCGGGCAGCTCAGGCCGGATGCGACCGATGAGCGACGTCAGAGCTGTCGAGATCGCGTCTGCATAACCGTTGGTTCCAGGCTGGTACAGAGTCCGAGCCCAGTTTGCGCCCCTGAGCAGTTCCTGGTCGGTCAGGCCCGTCGAGAACTCGGCCCAGACTACGGCCATCGAGTCGCTCTCTACGCCTTCGATCGTCGTCTCACCGCTGACGGTCGCCGAGTACGAGTACTGCACTAGGATTGGACGGACCGGAGCTGCGGGAAAATGGAGAGCCGGGATGGTCGCCTGCCAGGTCAGCAGGTAGATCCCGCATTGGACGGCGTCGACATCGGTCGGCAGCGGCTCAGAGAGATAGGTGTACGTGGCATCGACTCTGATGATACGGACCGCCACCTGCCCGTAAGTCTTCTCGCCGATCCAGGCGGCCTCGGGCACGCCTGCCTGCATCTTTGGCTCACCAGATGTCCACGTTGTAGTGAGCCGAGTGCGGCTGTCGTCGATCCCCGAGATGATCGCCCCCTGTTGGCGCGCCATTACGTATGCCTGGGCACCAGCTAGCCAGTGGACAGTAGCAGTCACCGATGTCGGGACGATCGAGGCTGCGCTGGGCTGGTAGATGAGGACGAGTGGGTGGCCGATGGTCGCTTTTCGCATGTGGCTCCTAGTACAGGGCGTTGACGCGGTCGACATCGGCCGCCGTCGCCTGAGGGATACCGCGTCTCTGTGCCGCAGCCCAGGACATCTGCACCCACTGATGCCGACAGTTATAGCCGCCACCGAAGAAGATAGGTGGCATCCCTGCCTGCCCATTGCGGAGCTGTGCAACCTGCTCACGAGTCCACGCGAGGTCGTAGACCTCTCGACAGAACTGCCGCTGTAGGCCATCGACCGGACCAGCGTAGACCCACGCCAGCTCCTCACCGCTCGGGTCTGCTGAGCGTGCAGTGGTCGCCGCGACGTAGCGATCGAATGACGCGGTCTCCGTCCTGACATCGGTCTCGATGCTGCCCATGCTGCTCTCGATGGAGTCCCGCAGGATGCTCGACGCCGATGCCCAGTTGTCAGCGAAGAGCGCAGCATCGAAAGACTGGAGAATTCTCATGGCCGTCGGTCGCTCGACCACCGTTTCCCAGAGATCGGCAGCATTGGCGTACCGACTTTCCAGGGCAGCAACGTAGCCCTCAGCATCGAACGTCTCTCCAGTGACGTCCAGGCCTGCAGCGCTGGCGGTCCTGAGCGCCTCCGCTGCGACCTGCTCGAGAGATACGATCCACTGCTCTTGCGCGAGATCGATGAGCGGTACTCCATCCTGATCTGTGATGTCTCCCAGGATGGCGATGATGTCCTCGACCTGCAGTGCGTAGATACGCGCCCGCACCGAGTCGAGGGAGCCGCCACCGACGTAATCCTCGAGTGCTGGTCCTAGACGCTGAGCGATTGCTCGTAGAGAGGCAGCCACGTCAGCACCAGCCGAGTCCGCGATGGCAGATCGGCGGTCGATTAGCGCCTCGATGGATGCCGGTACTGGCTCAGACGCGAGCAGTATCGGACCTCGGACGCACACATGAGCCTGGGGCCCCACCTCGGTGGAGGATGGAGCATGGGACTCCGAGGCGGGGCCCCAGTGCATCATGCCTCCGAGCGCGAGCGGCTCCGCTTGGGGCGGCTCGACACGACCTGTGGTGTCGTCTCGGGGTTGGCGTCGGTCGGGAGACATACGGCCGCCATGAAGTCGGCCACGGCCTGAGAGACTGAATCTGGTACGACGTACTCAGGCACGAGAGAGGGACCGCCACCGACGCCACTGACCAGCGCGCCGAAGCGTGCAGCGTCCTCGACGCTGAGGTCGTAGACCCCAGGACCGAAGATGCCCAGGACGGGGATGACCTCCCTGGGGTTGAGTGGCTGGTAACGGTAGAGCATCAGGCGGCCACGGAGGTCACGAGATAGCCGAGATTGGTGTCACAGACGATTTCGTCCGTGTAGCACTCACCCGCCACCAGCTTGCCCTTGGCCTTCGGCGGCTCGGAGATGTGCTCGCTGACTGCGATCGGCAGGGTCAGGCCGTCCATGTTGATGCCGGCGGCGCCGACGCGATCCTCGACGATCAGGAGGCCCGCAACAGGCCGGACCATCACGTCGGAACCAGCGACGGCAGCGTCGGTATCCTGGAGGCAGCCGATCCAGAACGACTTGCCCCAGATGTAAGCGCCGGAGACGGCGAGCCCGGGAGCGTTCACGTTGGCCCGAGCCGAGCCGATCAGCACCTTCAGACCGAACAAGCTCTCGATGCGCGAGATCGCGTCAGCCTCGGTCAGGAGGTCGGCGCGAGCCGCACCACTGCCGACCACCGCGACGCCCTGAGCCTGGAGACACCGACGATAGGCGTCGATGACCTGCTGGCCCAGAATGATGGTGTCCGGGTTGCGCCCATAGGCGCTCTCGCGAGCGAGGACCATCGCCACGTCGATGTCGAGGTCCGGCTTCGCCGTGGTGTAGTTGCTCCACTGGATGCCGCCACCGCCCAGTGCCGCCAGCGCCGAGTCAGCCCAGTTCCCGGTGTTGAAAAACAGGCTCGCAACACGGCTCTCCATGTCGAGAGCCAGCTTCCGGCCGATGGCCGCAGCCTCACGAGACAGGAGGTCGGCCGGGAACTGGGAGCGCTCCAGGAGCTTGTCGGGGACGATGGCGCTCGCGAGCTTGTACTCCTCACAGGAGAAGCTGACGACCGTCGGGTCACCCGCCTGGGTCAGCGGGTAGTCGGCGGAGAGACTCGTCTTCAGGTTCTGGGGGGAGCCCATGTAGCTGCCAGACGACTCGATGAACACCTGGCCGTGGTAGCTCTGCGCCGGGACGCGGGCCTGCGGCAGGCCAGACGCCACGAGAGACAGCTGCTGAGCGGCGCCGATGGCAGCACCGGACAGCAGCGGGGAGACGACGTTGACGCTATTGAGAGAAGGCATTGTGGTTCCTTACGCGACGTCCAGGGGGCCATTGAGGAGGATGGTGCACTGAGCCCCAGCCGCCGTGGCGCCAGTGGAGCTCTTGCCACCGATGAGAATACCGACCGACCGATCACCAGACGCCGCCGCCACGTACTCACCGGAGGCGTTGCAGGTGACGCGCGACCCAGGAGGAATCACGCCACCGGCGATCGCAAACTCGACGAGACCGTCGACCTGCACGGCGACCAGCTCGCCAGCGGAGACGCTCTCGAGCGCGGTGCCGATGTTGGCGTCGCCGGTGGCGGTCGTCCCGTCATCGGACTGGGCCACCTGAGTCAGGCCACCAGAGATGCCGGTGATCTTGACGCTGAGGCCCGCAGACACGGAGGAGGCCGCCAGGAAGCTGGGATTGTTGCCCTT